CGGCTGTAGACCTCGCTGAGAACCAGTTGAAGTCTGGCGAAGCCTCCGCTCAAGTCATTACGCACTACTTGAAGCTCGGATCGTCTCGCGAAAGACTCGAACAGCAACGTTTGAAGAACGAAGTTGCTCTTCTGCAAACAAAGCGCGAAGTAATGGACTCTGAAAAGCGAACTGAAGAGCTGATCGCTCAAGCTCTTCAAGCAATGCGGTCATACAGCGGTCATCCTTCGTCCGAAGAGGAGCCAGAGTATGATGAGTACCAAGATTAGGTCCTATTCGGAGCTGATACAATTCGAAACGTTCCTTGAGCGATATGAATACCTTTCTTTACGAGCCACGGTCGGCTGTGAGACCTTCGGTTTCAATCGATGGATCAATCAGCAGTTCTATACGTCTCGCGAATGGCGTTCTCTTCGCCAAAAGATCATAGTGAGAGACAACGGATGCGATCTCGGCGTAGAAGGTTACGAGATTCACTCTCGCTTGATCATTCATCACGTCAATCCGTTGACCGAAGCCGACATTGTTCATGGGACTCGATGGGCTCTTGATCCAGAGTTTCTGATCAGCACAACGCACGATACACATAACGCAATTCATTACGGGGACGCAAGTCTTCTTCCAAAACCATATACTCCCCGAACTCCGGGCGATACAAAACTCTGGTAAGGAGAATGATGGGCCAGCACGACAAGGCTACCGAAGCCAAAGACATCGAGGAGGAGTTCACTTCGGATCTCGAGCCATACGATCCGACAGTCAACTACGAGGTCGCCGAGCCTCACGACAAGGAAGACATTCCGGCGGCTCTCGAACGAGAAACGCAGGACGGCAAGGGCGGCGCCGTCGTCCCCAAGGCCAACTTCGTGAGCTACGCGGCTGATGCGGAGGATACTGCCTGATGCCTGCTTACGATCAGCCGGTCAAGATGCTCATTGATGGGCTGAACAAGACCGGACACATCACGCACACGACACATCGCAAGACGATGGTCACGCTTCACCACAACGCAGGTCGACTGAGCCACGAAGGTGTGCTCGAAGTCTGGAAGACCCGACCTGCTTCGGCTCATCTGGACGTCGACGGCGCTGGTGCTGTTGCGCAGTACGCATGGCTCAACGAGTATGCGTGGGCATGCGGATCCACCAACGGCAATCAGGAATCGATCTCCATCGAGATGGCCAACTCGGCCGTCGGTGGCGACTGGCCCGTTGCCGAGGTCACCTGGAAGTCCGCGGCAAGGCTCGCTGGCTGGATCTTCGCCAAGATCATCGGCACTCGGCCGACGAGTTCCAACCTGGTGGTGCATCATCACTGGAAGGCAACGGCATGTGCGGGTCCGTACATCGATCGAGTGATGATCCAGACCCTCCAGTTGGCCAACATGAGCTACGACTACTTCGTCGGCGGCGGATCCGCACCAACGCAGCCCGTTACCTCCCCTCCTGCTTCTGGCGGCAAGACGTTCGATCAGATCGTGCAGGAAGTTCTCGAAGGCAGGTGGGGGAACGGCGAAGACCGACGGAAGCGACTGGTCGCCGCGGGCTACAACTACGAGAACATTCAGCTGGAGGTGAATCGCCGTATCGGTGGCGGTGCTCCAGCGGCGAACAGACCGTCGTTGTACGAGATCGCACAGCAAGTCATCAAGGGACTGTGGGGCAACGGTCCAGTTCGTCGTCAGCGACTGACCGGCGCCGGCTACAACTACGCACAGGTTCAGGCCGAAGTCAATCGCCAGCTTCGGCGATAGGTCCACGTCAAAATGGGAGCTCTCAAGGGAGGTGACCAGTGAGCGACAGCATTCTCGACAGCACTAAGAAAGTGTTGAACCTCGCGGATGATTACACGCCGTTCGATGCGGATGTAATCATGCACATCAACTCGGTCTTCAGTACGCTGAACCAGTTGGGCATCGGACCCGACGAAGGGTTCATGATCGAGGACAAAGATTCGACCTGGGACACCTTCCTTGAGGGCGATCCACGACTGAACCACATCAAGACCTACGTCTACCTTCGAGTTCGACTACTCTTTGACCCTCCGACAACCGGCTATTTGGTCGAGGCATTGAAGAAGCAGATCGAAGAACTCGAATGGCGGATGAACGTGCAAAGGGAGGATGTCAAGTGGGTACCACCGCTGACTCCGACGGCACCGGACGAGTGACTTCGGTCGAGAACTTCCTCGAACACTTCGGTGTCAAGGGAATGAAGTGGGGCAAGCGTTCGGGGGGTGGCTCTTCCACCAAAGAACCCCCCTCGAAAGACGCAGCTACCGCATTGGCTCTCCGAAAGCGTGCCAAGACGAGTAAGCCCAAGGCTCTGACGAACGCAGAGCTCCAGCAAGCAATCAACCGCATGAATCTCGAGCAGCAATTCAAACGACTCAGCACGAACGAACGTCCCGTAGTCAGTCGTTGGATCGCGTCCACCATGCTGGAGATCGGCAAACGAGAAGTGCAGCAGGCGGTCGCCAAGAAAGCCGTCAAGTTGGCCACGAAGGTGGCGACATGAGCAATGATGCGATGATCGCCTTTCTTCCAGTCGATGGGTCATGGTGCAAGCAAGACTTTCCGCACATGACCCTCGTCTGGGGAGACAGTATCGACAATCTTCAGCCCAGCGATTTCAATTCGTTGGCTAAAGATGCGCTTTCCGTCTGCAAGATCACCAGCATTTTCAATCTATCAGTAACCGGCGTCGAGCAAATGGGCGAAGGAATGGATCAAGTCGATGTCCTGACTCTTTATCCAACTCCTCAGCTTCTTCTGGCAAGGAAGCTTGTCGAGAGTTGGGACAAGAGCGGGTTCGACTTCAAACCACATGCGACAATCGGTCCAGTTGGTTCTGCGGCCGCAATCAATGAAGTTCCTCCGGTATATTCGGACGGTTACAGAAGGCAGGCTCTCCCCACAAAGCTGTATTTCAACCGAATCGCAGCTTGTTGGGGTGACAAACGACTGATCTTTAACATCGACGACATGTACTAGAAAGGAGGGTAGACGATGACGCTGTCGAACACGGCGACTCCGTATTATTACGGTCAATTTCGAGACGCGGTTCTCAAGGGAGAGATCCCTGTAAACCGTGAAGTCTCGGCGGAGATGAACCGGATCGACGCACTCATCGCCAACCCGAATATTTGGTACGACGAGAAAGCCGTCGAAGGATTCGTCCTTTATTGCGAAGGCGAGCTCACTCTAACTGATGGTACCGACCTACATCTTCTCCCCACATTCAAGTTGTGGGCCGAGCAGATATTTGGTTGGTACTATTACGTCGATCGATCTGTCTGGGAACCAAACGAAGATGGCCAAGGCGGTCATTACGTAACGAAGACAATCAAGAAACGTCTGACGACGAAGCAGTTCTTGATCGTTGCTCGTGGCGCAGCCAAGTCCATGTACGCCGAATGCATACAAGCGTACTTCTTGAATGTCGATACGTCGACCACACATCAAATCACGACAGCTCCAACAATGAAGCAGGCCGAAGAAGTAATGGCTCCGTTTCGGACCGCCATTACTCGAGCAAAAGGCCCGCTGTTCAAATTCTTGACGCAAGGCTCAATGCAGAACACGACAGGAAATCGTTTCCTTCGTCAAAAGCTAGCCGCAACAAAGAAAGGCATCGAGAATTTTCTAACAGGCAGTCTGTTGGAGATTCGTCCGATGTCCATCGCGAAGCTTCAAGGTCTTCGCCCGAAAGTATCCACCATCGACGAGTGGCTTTCGGGGGATATTCGCGAAGACGTTGTCGGAGCAATTGAACAGGGTGCGTCCAAACTAGACGATTATCTGATCATTGCCATCAGCTCTGAAGGAACAGTTCGAAATGGTTCGGGCGACACCATCAAGATGGAGTTGCAGGAGATTCTTAAGGGCGAGTACTTCGCGCCCCATGTCTCCATTTGGCATTACAAGCTGGACGAGCTTGACGAAGTCAATAATCCTGAGATGTGGGTGAAAGCCAACCCAAACATCGGACGAACGATTACGTACGACACATACCAACTCGATGTTGAGCGTGCGGAGAAAGCTCCCGCGGCTAGGAATGATATCTTGGCGAAGCGGTTTGGTATTCCCATGGAGGGATATACTTACTTCTTCACCTATGAAGAAACCGAAGTCCATCCCCGGGTTGATTTCTGGGAAATGCCTTGTGCGTTGGGTGCGGACCTTTCGCAAGGTGATGACTTCTGTGCTTTCACATTCTTATTCCCACTTCCCAACGGGAAATTTGGAATTAAGACGCGGAGCTACATCACATCCCTGACCCTGATGCGATTGCCGGGCGCTCTCCGTCACAAATACGAAATGTTCAGGCGCGAAGGAAGCCTTCACGTGCTTGAGGGCACGGTGCTTGATATGATGGAAGTTTATGACGATGTCGACCGCCATATCGAAGAGCTTCGGTATGATGTTCGTTGCTTCGGTTTCGACCCGTACAACTCAAAAGAATTCGTTACTCGTTGGGAAGCAGAAAACGGTCCATTTGGGATTGAGAAAGTCATCCAGGGTGCAAGGACTGAATCAGTCCCTCTCGGGGAACTGAAGAAACTAAGTGAGCAACGCCTTCTAATCTTTGACGAAGAACTGATGTCTTTCACAATGGGCAATGCGATCACTCTGGAAGACACCAACGGAAACCGGAAGCTTCTTAAGAAGCGGACTGATCAAAAAGTTGATAATGTGGCGGCCCTAATGGACGCTTACGTGGCATACAAAGGACACAAGGAGGCGTTCGAGTGATGGGAGGAGGTAAGTAACGGATGTCTGTCAAAAGCTGGTTTAAACATGCCTGGAACGCGTTCGTCAATCTAGATAAACATGAGCCGTTCGAGTCGGTAGCCTCGTACGGGACTCGGCCAGACAGAGCTCGTCTCAGGTTCACGAATGAAAAGACGATCCTATCTTCGATCCTCACTCGCATCGCGATTGACGTCGCGGATTTGGCGATCAAGCACGTACGCCTCGATGATCAAGGACGTTTCGAATCCGAAATGGTTAGCGGATTGAATAATTGCTTGACTGTCGAAGCAAACATCGACCAAGCAGCCAGGGAGTTTCGCCAAGACTTTGTTATGACGCTGTTTGACGAAGGCGTTGCTGTACTTGTGCCTGTCGATACGACTATCAATCCAAACGTGTCGGCAAGCTTCGACATACAAACATTGCGGGTTGGCACGGTCGTACGTTGGGCACCAGAACGAGTCAGAGTTCTGGCTTACAACGAAAAAATAGGTCGTCGAGAAGAAGTCAATCTCGACAAACGATTCGTTGCTATCGTTCAAAACCCGCTATATTCGGTAATGAACGAACCTAACTCAACGCTGCAACGACTTGTTCGAAAACTGAATCTTCTAGACGCGGTTGACGAGCAATCCAGCTCCGGCAAGTTGGATATGATCATTCAGCTTCCTTACGTGATCAAGTCTGACAGCCGTCGTTTGCAGGCCGAGCAGCGTCGGAAAGATATCGAGTTCCAACTCAAGGGCAGCCAGTATGGTATCGCTTATACGGATGGTACCGAGAAGATCACTCAGCTGAATCGCCCTTCAGAAAACAATCTCTTGAAGCAGGTTGAATATCTGACCGAACTTCTGTACAGCCAATTGGGCATCACCAAAGAAGTCATGGATGGTACCGCTACACAACCGGTGATGCTGAACTACTACAATCGAACAATCAAACCGATTCTGACTTCGACGGTGGAAGCGATGCGTCGATCGTGGTTGACGAAGACGGCCCGCAGTCAAGGACAGAGCATCATGTTCTTCCGCGATCCATTCGCATTGATTCCCGCGACCGAATTGGCCGAGATTGCCGACAAATTCACTCGAAATGAAATTCTGAGCTCGAATGAGATTCGCCAAGGCATAGGATTCGCTCCGGCGAAGGATGCAAAAGCGGATGAATTGCGAAACAGCAATATGCCTCAATCTGAACTAGGGGTGAATCCTCCACCGGCTCAACCAAAGCTACAACTAGTAGAGCCACCGTCCTGAGCGTCCACTCGCTCTGAAATCGAATACGGAAGGAGACAGCCGTGGACCACGATTTCGGTGGTTACGTAACCAAGGCGGGTCTCAAGTGCACGGACGGTCGGACGATCACGCCCGAAGCGTTCAAGCACATGGACAAAATGCAGGTGCCGCTTGTTTGGCAGCACATGCACGACACGCCCGAAAATGTTCTCGGCCACGTCCAGCTCGAATCCCGTCCCGACGGTGTTTACGGGTACGGTTTCTTCAACGACACGGACGCCGGCAAGAGCTCCAAAGCACTGGTGATACACAAGGACGTCAAGGCCTTGTCCATCTATGCCAACCAGCTCATCGAGAAGAAGAAGCAAGTCCTTCACGGTGAAATCTGTGAAACGAGCCTCGTTCTGAAGGGCGCCAACCCCGGAGCTCAGATCGATTACGTCCGTGTCGCGCACGGGGACGGTACGGAATACACCGAGCTGGACGACGAGGCCATCATCACGATGGGCTTGGAGTTGGAGTTCGAGCACGCCGACACGACCGAGACTTACCAAGACGTGTTCGACTCGCTCAACCCCAAGCAGAAGGCTCTCGTCGAGTTCATGTTGGCCGAGGCTCTCGGCTCTGCGAAGCAGACGGCCGTCGACGACGAATCGTCCGAAGGCAAGGAAGACAAGCCGGCGGACGAGGGAGATGGCCAGGACAAGAAGCCGGCAGACAAGAAGGACGACGAAGGGTCCGACGACGCGACCCTCGAACACAAGGAGAAGGACACGATGACGCGCAACGTCTTCGAGAAGGACAACGACACCGGTGGTTCTGGCGACGCTGCGCGCACGCTTGCCACCCTCACGCACGCGCAGATGGGCACGATCCTCGAGGATGCGGCGAAGATGGGAACCCTCAAGGGTTCCTTCATCGCGCACGCGGAGGACTACGGCATCACGAACATCGAAGTTCTTTTCCCTGATGCGCAGGCGATCGATTCCAAGCCGGAGTGGATCACCCGTCGCATGGAGTGGGTGGAGGGTGTGCTCAACGGCACTCGCAAGCTCCCCTTCTCCAGGATCAAGTCTCTGTCCGCGGACCTCACGTACGAGACCGCGCGCGCGAAGGGCTACATCAAGGGCACGCTGAAGAAGGAACAGTTCTTCACGCTCGCCACGCGCGAGACCACGCCCAAGACGATCTACAAGAAGCAGAAGCTGGACCGCGACGACATCGTCGACATCACCGACTTCGACGTGGTCGCGTGGATGTGGGTCGAGATGCGCTTCATGCTCCGCGAGGAGATCGCGCGCGCAGTTCTGATCAGCGACGGTCGCGAGGTGGACGACCCGGACAAGATCGACGAGTCGCACATCCGACCCATCGCCTACGACGACCCGTTCTACACCGATGTCGTGACGGTTCCGGCCAACGTCACCGGCGAAGACATCGTCGAAGCTGTTCTCCGTGCCCGATACAACTACAAGGGCACCGGTCCGACCGCCTACATGACGAACGCGGTCATGACGGACATGCTTCTTGCCAAGGACAACATCGGTCGTCGTCTGTACCGCACCAAGGCCGATCTGGCCGCGGAACTGCAGGTCACCGAGATCGTCGAAGTCCCGGTGATGGAGGATGCCGAGCGTGATGGCGCCGAGATCCTGATGATCATCGTCAACCTGTCGGACTATGCCATCGGTTCGACTCGTGGTGGCGAGATCACCACGTTCGACGACTTCGACATCGACTACAACCAGTACAAATACCTGATCGAGGGCCGGATGTCCGGCGCACTCACGAAGCACAAGACCGCGCAGGTCGTGCTCCGCGGTGCGGGCACTCTGGCGACGCCGACGACGCCGACCTTCAACACCACCACGGGTGTCACCACGATCCCGACCGTCACCGGTGTGACCTACAAGAACCAGCTGACCGACGCGACGCTGTCCGCGGGCGCACAGACCGCAGTCGCGGCCGGCGCCAGTATCTCGGTGAAGGCTGTGCCGAACACGGGCTACTACTTCCCGCACAACTTCGACGCCGACTGGACCTTCACTCGCGACGCGTAAGGAGTCCAGAGGATGGCAAGGTTTTATGGGAAGGTTGGGTACGGGGAAGACGAAGATCAGGGAAATGGTGTTCACCAACTCGTAATCACCGAACGAAATGCCTCCGGTGATGTAGTTCGGAACAGCAGAAGGAATGACCAAGCAGAGAAAGTCAATGACGATCTCTCGGTCTCTAATTCCATCTCGATCGTCGCAGACACGTACGCGAACGAACATTTCTTTGCCATTCGGTATGTGGAATGGGCGGGGACTCTATGGATAGTGACCGAAGTAGAGGTCGTGAGTCCTCGCCTTATTCTTAGGTTGGGAGGTGTTTACAATGGCCCCACGTACGTCCCTCCAACAGATCCTTGAGTCGATCTGTGGGAACGTATATTTCCAACCGCCTTCGAATGTGCAAATGGAATACCCGGCGATCGTTTATCAAAGAGGTCGATCCGATTATGACTTTGCCGATAACGGTCCATACAGATTCATGAATCAATATGATCTCACTCTAATTACCAGAGATCCCGACGATACAATTTTCGAAAGCATCAACGTTCTAGAACTGTGTAGACACGATCGGTTCTACGTCGCTGACAACTTGAACCACGACGTTTTCACAATCTATTTCTGAAAGGACCATACGCATGGTTGCACTTTTGTGGGATCAGACTGGTGCGCGCACGTACGAGACCGGTGTCGATCACGGTGTTCTGTTCGAGCCAGACGAGGCTGGTGAGTACTCGAGTGGTGTGGCCTGGAACGGCCTGACCACCGTCACCGAGTCGCCGTCGGGTGCTGAGGCCAGCCCCCAATACGCAGACAACATCAAGTACCTGAACCTCGTCTCCGTCGAGATGTTCGGCGCCACGATCGAAGCCTTCACGTATCCGCCGGAGTTCGAGAAGTACGACGGCAACGCTACACCGACCAGCGGTGTCAGCATCGGTCAGCAGACGCGCAAGTCGTTCGGTTTCTGCTACCGCACGCGCAAGGGCAACGATGTCGAGGCCGCAGACTACGGCTACAAGCTGCACCTGGTCTACGGCTGTCTCGCCGCTCCGTCGGAGAAGGCGTACGCCACGATCAACGACTCCCCCGAGGCGATCACTTTCTCGTGGGAGCTCACCACTAACCCGGTTCAGGTGGGGACGGTCGGCGGCACTGAGTACCAGCCGACGGCCAGCATCACCATCGACAGTACGAAGGTGGATCCGACCAGGCTCGCCACGTTGGAGGACCAGCTGTACGGGACGGTTTCCACCGATCCCTCCATGCCGCTGCCCGCGGATGTCATTGCGATGATGACCGCATCCACCACCCTGGCAACCCCGACGCAGCCGGCTTTCAACTCCGGAACGCACACGATCACGATTCCGTCCATCACCGGTGTCAGGTACACCATCGACGGCGACACGGTGGCCGCTGGTGCGGTCGTCATCACCGAGGACACCATCGTCAAGGCGTACGCGGAGCCCGGCTATCACTTCCCGCCGGTCATCGATACGGACTGGTTCTACGACTTCGTGTGATGAACGGAGGCAGAGATGCTCGAGCTTGACGTAGTTATGGAAGAGTCCTTCGACGAAGCAACCTCGAAGTTCGTCACAACGGACTCGGTCAAGGTCACGCTCGAGCACTCTCTGTTCTCAATGTCAAAATGGGAGTCTTTCTGGGAAGAAGCATTCCTTGGTAAGAAAGACAAAACCCACGAACAAACAATTTCCTATGTAAATTTCATGATTATCGACAACGATCTTCCTCCGGGAGTTTTCGAGAAACTAATTGAGTCACATCTTCGGACCATAAACAACTACATCACCGCAGCAATGACGGCAACGAAGTTGTATAACAACCCGAACGCTCCTCAGTCACGCGAAATCGTTACCTCCGAACTGATTTACTACTGGATGATCTCTCTGAACGTTCCGGTAGAGTTCGAGCACTGGCATTTGAACAGACTTATCACGTTGATCAGAGTAATCAACCTAAAGAATTCGCCGAAGAGGAAAATGAGCAGTGCTGAGCGAAGGAATTTGAACCGTCAACGACTGTCCAATCACAACACTAGAGGTTAAAGGGAGGTGCGATGACAAGAATTGATTGGTCTGGTGTCGGAGGACGGTTCTTCGAAGCAGGAATTGACAGAGGGGTTCTGTACGTCGATGACGGACCCGGTGTGGCCTGGATTGGTCTTGTGAATGTCAACCAGAGTCAAGCGGGTGGTGAAGCCGTAGCTCGATATCTTGACGGTATCCGAATCAGTAACCGATCATCTCCCGAACAGTTCGAAGGAACTATCGAAGCCTATACGTATCCGATCGAATTCGAACGATGTGACGGGACCAGTCGGATAGACAATGGTCTTCGCGTAACTCAACAACGTCGCAAGTCATTTGGAATGGTTTATCGAACCAAAGTTGGAAACGATGTGTCCGGGTTAGATCTCGGATACAAGATACACATTCTTTACAATCTGAAAGCTGATCCATCGGACCACGGTTACAAAACTCTGACCGATCAGACCGAACCACTGACGTTCAGTTGGAAAATCACGTCGAGGGCAGTTCTCGTGGAAGGCTATCGTCCTTCCGCGCACTACATCGTCGATTCCCGAGATGTTCCAGCAGAACTTCTCACGAATCTGGAAGAAATTCTTTACGGAAATGAATTGACGGATCCGGCACTCCCCACTCCGGGAGAGCTTGTATTCATGTTCGACTCATTCGCCGATCTTGTATATGACGCCGGTACTCCATACACTCCGGTGTTCGTTACATACGATGCGGGAACTCCGGCTACGTCAGTCACAGAAACTATTGATGGAGGTGCGCTGTAATGGCGGTAGGCACACGAATGCAGCAGCGGCGCGCCACAGCAGCTGTCTGGACGACATCCGATTACGTTCTAGCTGACGGTGAATTGGGTGTTACCACCGACACAGGAATCATCAAGATCGGTAATGGCGTCACACCCTGGACCGGTCTTGATCCCGCATTCGATTCGCAGTATCTCCCAATTCTTGGCCAGGCGGCTGACTCGGCATTGCTGGGGGGTATTAGCGCAGCCAGCTTCCTCAAAGTCGTTGACGCAACTACAGCCGCCACAGCCGACAAGGTAGCTCTTCGGCTAAGCGATGGGCGACTGAAGGCAACTACTGGTACGGCGTCGGACGATCTGACGAACAAAGCTCAGCTGGATACGGTAGTCACATCTGTTTCGGATGGCAAGAAGAAACTAATCGCTCGGACAGTCACCAGCGCGGCAACTTTGGCACTTACGGATGCATATGGAACCGTGCTTGTCAATCACTCGTCCCTAACGGCGCAAGTTGTCATAACTATTCCGTTGAATGCCACTGTGGCTTTTCCGGTTGGTAGTTGGATGGAAGTCACAGCAATCGGTGCAGGAGGCGCTAAGGTCAGCGGTGCCGGTGGCGTTACCCTCAGTGGCGCATCCAATGCTTTCCCGGGATATGGCACTGTACGACTTGTGAAGACTGCAACCGACGCATGGTTTGGTATATCCATGAACGCCGGTAAGCGACTTCCAACAATGAAAGTTATCAAGAATAGTGCCGGCACGAGCTACGCGAATGGTTCGTACACGTTCATACCCTACAATGCGACAGACACGTCGGATACTTACAATCCGGATAACGAATGGTTCAGCATTCCTGGAACGGGCCTTGCCACTGCTCGACGCGTGAACATTCTTAAAGATGGCGAGTATCTGGTTCAAGTTTTCTTCAACAGTAGCAGCGCGACAGTTGGATTCACTCAAATCGGCATGATGGTTGCGGACAACACCATTGCTGGTGGGGCATATCGATGCCTTATTCATGGTTTGGGTGGTACTACCAACGCGATTCTTCGAACACGTTTTACTGCAGGCCAGTCCGTCGGTGTTTCGCACAACCCGGCTGCAGCCAGCGTTACTGATCTGGCTGATGGAACTAGCGGTATCGGTAACAGCATGGCCATCACGCGTCTGAGTGACTAATAGGAGGTCCTCGTGGTCTCCGTGTCGACTAGCGGTTCTTTCGACAACACCGAACGATTTCTTCGTGCCATGCAAAAGCTCGATCTTAGTAAAATAGCGGCGGCGCAAGCAGAAAAAGGCGTAAGAGCTTTATCTGCAGCCACCCCTCAAGAATCCGGTCTTGCCGCGAACTCCTGGGGTTATGAAATAACGAAATCGTCCGGATCGTTGACTATTTCCTGGACGAACTCCGATGTAGAAAATGGATACGCAGTTGCGGTGATGATCCAGTATGGTCATGGAACCGGAACTGGTGGATATATTCAAGGCATCGATTATATCAACCCAGCCATGCGACCAATATTTGATGAAATCGCAGAGACTTTGTGGAAGGCGGTGACCTCTGCCTGCGCACCATCTACGAGCGCGTTGTTAAGATGAAGTTCGACAACGCGCAGTTCGGCACAGGCGTTAGTACGACGCTGAGTATGCTTGCATCTCTCCAAAAAGCGTTGAAGCTTGAGGGAGCCTCCCAAGGTCTCAACGAAGCGAGTAATGCGGCCAATCGCTTTTCTACATCTGGCGCACAAGAACAAGTATCCGGTCTTACGAGTAAATTCAGTGCGCTTCAAGTAGCTGCGATAACGGCTCTATCAAATATCGTTAGTAAAGCTGTCGATGCCGGTCTCCAACTGGCAAAGTCGCTTTCAATTGCTCCGGTGCTGGATGGTTTCCACGAGTACGAAACAAATCTAGGTTCGATTCAGACAGTTCTTGCGAATACTGGTCTGAAAGGTGCTGAAGGTCTAGCCAAGGTTAATGCAGCCCTGGGAGATCTGAACACATATTCAGACAAGACGATTTATAACTTCTCCGAGATGGCGAAGAACGTCGGCACCTTCACGGCAGCTGGCGTTAGCTTGGATACAGCTACAAGCGCGATCAAAGGTATCGCTAACCTAGCTGCTATATCCGGCTCGAACTCGCAGCAGGCTTCTACTGCGATGTATCAGCTTTCGCAAGCTATCTCCGCAGGAAAGCTTACGCTTGAGGATTGGAACTCAGTCGTTAATGCGGGCATGGGCGGTAAGGTCTTCCAGGATTCTCTGATGGAGACTGCCCGAGCGCATGGCGTAGCGGTAGACGATATCGTCAAGAAGGAAGGTTCGTTCCGAAACAGCCTGCAGACGGGCTGGCTCACTAGTGGCATTCTAACTGAGACCCTCAGCAAATTCACTGGTGAACTGACAGCCGATCAGCTGAAATCCATGGGCTACACGGATCAGCAGATCGTCGGCATTCTGGAAATGGCCAAGACGGCCACCGATGCAGCTACAAAAGTCAAGTCTCTGTCGCAGTTGATGGACACCCTCCGTGAGGCTGTCGGATCCGGATGGGCTAAGACCTGGCAAATCGTATTCGGTGATTTCGACGAAGCCAAGGTTCTATTTACGGATGTAAGCAACACCCTCGGCGCGATGATTCAGAACTCTGCCGAAGCTCGAAACAATCTTCTTCAAGGCTGGAAAGACCTTGGTGGTCGTCAAGCTCTAATCGATGGCATCAGCAACGCGTTCCATGCGCTGCTATCAATTCTTGCTCCTATCAAGGATGCTTTCCGAGAGATATTCCCGGCGACAACCGCCAAGCAGCTCTACGACATGACGGTCGCTTTCCGTGACTTCATGGCGAAACTGAAATTGGGCGAAGAAACAGCAAATAACCTCCGGAGGACTTTTGCCGGGTTCTTTGCGATCTTGGGAATCGGCTGGGAACTGCTCAAAGCAGGCGTGAAGTTCATCTTCGATCTTATCGGCAGCTTCTCGAGCGGTTCCGGCGGATTGTTGAAATTCACTGCCAATATCGGTGATTTCTTGGTTGCGCTGCATCAGGCAATCAAAGATGGCGATGCTTTCGGCAAGATATTTGATATCATCGGCAAAGTTCTAGCTATCCCAATCAAGCTGGTTCAACTTCTTGCTTCTGCGCTCGGCAATCTGTTCGGCAATTTGAATGCCGATGCGGCAACCGACTCCGTCGGCAAGATGACCGCGGCTCTCAACCCGCTTGAGCGTCTAGGCACGCTTGTTGGAAATGTCTGGGATAGAATACAGCAAATCTTCTCGGTAATTTCGGAGAAGGTCCGTGCTGTAGCAAAGGGCTTTATCGAATGGGCCAGTGGTGTTGGCGCCGCAATTGCAGGAGTATTCTCCGGCGGTCTGAACTTCGACGCCATCCTTGGCGCCATAAACACAGGCTTGTTCGCAGGATTAATTGTTCTATTCAAGAAATTTCTCGGAAAGATTGGCGACTTCAAGCTTGATGGTGGCTTCCTAGACGGCATCAAAGGCGCAATCGATGGACTTACCGGTGCGCTAAAGGGTATGCAAAATGCTCTGAACGCAACCGCGCTTCTGTTGATTGCGACAGCCATCGGGATTCTGACCCTGTCTCTCATTGCTCTTTCTGACATTGATTCTGCGGGATTGGCTAGAGCTTCCGCGGCTATCACCGTCATGTTTGGGCAATTGGGTCTGGCGTTTGCTGCTTTCAACAAAATTAGTACCGGAGGATCTGCGGTAAAGATCGGCATAATGTCTGCCGGTCTGATTCTTCTGGCAGTAGCAGTTAGCATCCTTGCTTCCGCCGTGAAGAAGCTTTCCGGGATCCCCATCGAAGAGCTTCGCAAGGGTTTGATTGCTCTGGCGCTGCTGATAGGTACACTTGTCACCGCGACAAACAGGCTCGAAACGAATAACCCTGGAATCATTCGTACCGCCGCTGGATTGGTTGTTCTGGCAGTAGCAATCAGAGTTTTGGTTTCTTCTGTCAAAGAGCTCGGCGAAATGGATTGGCAATCTCTAGCCAAGGGCTTGGTTGGGGTAGGTGTTCTTCTTGCATCGCTTGCCTTGTTCACCAAGTTTGCGGAAGCAGATAAGGGTGGAATAAGTCAAGGCTTGGGGATCATACTCCTTGCGACCGGCCTGAAGATCCTGGCGAGTGCCGTTGGCGATTTCACTCAGTTCAATTGGGAGCAGATAGCCCGAGGAATGGCCGGCATTGCTGTCGGTCTAGGGCTGATGACTGCCGCACTGAACTTGATGCCCGAAGGATCGATCTTCAAAGCCGCTGGATTGTTGATTGTCGCTGCATCGCTGAAGTTGCTCGCAGACGGCGTAGCAAAGATGTCCGGACTCAAGTGGGACGAGATCGCACGAGGCCTAACCGTAATGGCCGGCGCCTTGATTTCGATTGCCGTCGCACTCAGATTGCTTCCCGATGGATCTCTTCTCAAAGCCGCAGCCATCTTGGTTGTTGCCGCATCCCTGAGTCTGATCCAAGAAGCTCTTGGCAAAATGTCCGGAATGACCTGGGAAGAAATAGCAAAGGGTCTCATCACCCTCGCCGGTTCGCTAATTATTATCGCTGCAGCAGTTCGAGTTATGCAGGGCGCTCTATCAGGTGCCGCAGCTGTCTTGGTTGTAGCTGCTGCTCTACGAGTGCTATTGCCTGTGCTAACCACACTGGGCGATATGTCATGGGAAGAAATCATCAAGGGTCTTGCTGGTCTGGCAGGAGTCTTTGTAATTGTCGGTGTCGCCGGGCTTGTTCTTGGGCCGCTGGCTCCGGTGATTTTCTCACTCGCTGCCGGGATCGCTCTTCTTGGACTTGCAGTTCTCGCTGCGGGAATAGGTGTTCTGGCATTCGCAACGGGTCTAACGATTCTTGCGGCTGCAGGAACAGGTGCGGTAGCAGCAATCGTCGGTATCGTGGCAGGGCTTGTCGGTTTGATTCCGTATGTGATGGAACAGATTGCACTCGGCCTTGTTGCGTTCGCCCAAGTTATCGCCGTTTCTGGACCAGCAATACTCGGTGCATTGACCACGGTTCTCAATGCATTGCTTGACGCAATTATCGCAGTCACACCAAAGATTATCCAAGCTCTAGTCGGCATGCTTACCCAAATGCTAGACGCGCTTGTTAAAGCAGTACCCAAAATGGTAGACGCTGGAATGAAGATTCTGATCGGTTTCCTGAAGGGTATTGCTGATAATATCGGCAAGGTCGTTGATCAGGGTGCTCGAATCATTGTGGCGTTCTTGGACGGCATTGGAAGAAATATCGGCAGTATCGTCAATGCCGGAATCGATCTGGTCTTCAAGTTTGTTGCTGCGGTCGCGGATGGTATCCGAAACAGTGGCGAAAGGCTTGTCAACGCCGGTTTCGATCTAGCCGAAGCACTTATCGAAGGCGTTATTCGTGGTCTTGCTCAACTTGTCAGGAAGGTCGTTGACGCGGCTATCAATCTGGCAAAGAGCATGTGGAACGGAATTCTGGATTTCTTCGGTGTGTCGTCCCCGTCGAAGCAAATGATCTGGATGTCGAAGCAGCTGGCTCTGGGCGCCGCGAAGGGTCTGGATGACTATGGCTACATCGCAACGAAATCCATGGTTGGCATGGGCGAGGATATGATCGATTCCATGGGTAAGACGCTTAGTGGTTTGAGTGCCGTCCTTGGTAGCGATCTGATCGACTTCAATCCGACAATCTCCCCGGTCCTAGATCTCACTCAGGTCAAGAAAGATGCTGGAGAGATAGCGGACATCCTTAAGATGCCTGAGTTTAATGTCGATGGTTCTCTGAATAGTGCGAAGAATGCCGGATCCGGATTCGAGGAAAATCGATCCGGTGGAGACACGCCCGACGACGGAACTTCATCCGGCGGAGACACCTACAACTACACTCAGAACAACAACTCTCCGAAGGCTTTGGATGACATCGAGATCTATCGTCAGACAAAGAATCTAATCTCAAGGACGAAGGAGGACAGTAATGCTTAGCAAGGTTGATATTACGAACCGCAGAGGCGGCATTCTGTCCCTCGATATGGAAGAAAACGATAGCGGATATCAAGTCAATGATATCGATGGACTAGATCCGGTGAACGCTAATCTAGTCTCGTCGAGCTATGCGAACACCGACGGTGAACAATTTCAATCCGCAAAACGCGGCGCAAGAAATGTCAAATTCAAACTTGATCTTGACCCAGATTTCATCACGGATACGTATACGTCTCTTCGGGATGATCTATATTCGTACTTCATGCCGAAGTCCAAGATATCGATGCGTTTCTACATGACGACGGGATTGTATGTCGATATCATCGGATATGTGGAAGAGCTGAGCTCGCCCATGTTCGAGGAAGATCCGAACGTTGATATCTCGATAATGTGTTTCCAGCCAGATTTTATCGATCCTCGAATGATTACGGTCGAAGGTTTCAGCGTAGACGACAGCACAAACACGATGATCGATTACCCCGGATCCGTAGAGACGGGGACTGTGCTGACGTTGAATGTGAACAGAGCCCTACCGGCATTCACAATTTACAACATGGACGAGGCCGGAACTCTGTATCAGATGGATTTCTCGGGCAGTCTTGAGGATGGCGATCAGCTGATTGTCAGTTCGCTCAAGGGATCTAAGGGAATCACTCTGATCAGAGATTCCGTGTCTAGTTCATATTTGTACGGTCGTTCTTCGCAATCCAGCTGGATCGAGTTCGACCAAGGCGTGAATGAATTCAGGGTTTATGCCCCCGGAGACCCAGTGCCATACGTATTGGAATACATCGTACGATACGGTGGTCTGTGATGGATATTTACATTCTTGATAGTTTGCTACGCCCGATCGATGTGGTAGATCAGTTCGTGTCCATAATATGGACTGAGAGGTTTTCGGAGATGGGTGACTTCGAGCTTGTCACTCTCTCCACCTCAGCGAATCGAAAGCGGTTCGTTTTCAATACATTGATATCAATCACTGAGTCCAAGCGATTGATGCAAGTAGAAACAATCGAAACAACAATAGACGCCGAAAAAGGCGCTGTACTGAAAATCAAAGGTCGAGAAATAGTTTCACTTCTCGATGCTCGAACAGCTTTGCGCCTTATCAGTGGAGAAATACTGCCGTCCTGGCATTTGGTTGGCTGGACACCGGGCGATCTCATGCGCCTTATGTTCTCGATGATCTGTGTGACGGGGGAGCTGTCGGTAGACGACATTATCCCATTCTTTCAGGACGGCGAGACATTGTATGCGCCAGGCACAATTCCCGAGCCGGCGGATGAGATCGAATGGGTGCAAAAACCGGCGTCATTGTACGCAGCGCTAAAGGCAATCGGAGACCCCTACGATCTGGGTTTCCGGCTGTACAAGGATCCGGACGCACCCAAGCTATATTTCGATGTATATGCCGGAAGTGATCGAACGAGCGTTCAGACAACTTTACCTGCCGTCATATTTTCGTCGGATATGACAAATCTCCAGAATACCAATGAGTTCAGCGACAACAGTAAACACTACAATGTCATTCGAGTTCTATATCCTCACAAGGATGTGTCCGATAATGATGTGGTGACTTCGGTTGTCGTTACAGATCCCGAGCTGCTCCTTTCAAATAACGGTTTCGAGAGAAAAGTCAAAATCCTCACGGTAACCGCAATTCCGGACGAAGTCACAGATATACCGGCTTTCCTCACGCAAGCCGGAAACGACGAACTGATGAAGTCTCGACCGACAGGTGTTTTCGATGGGGAAATAGACCAGAACAGTGATTTCGTATACGAGCGAGATTACTATCTCGGCGATCTGGTTGAGGTACGTGGCGATAACGGCGCCGCAGGCTACATGCGGGTAGTCGAACAGATCTTCAAAGAAGATGCTACCGGACAAAGTTCTTTCCCTTCATTAATAACCAAAACATTCATCAACCCCGGTACTTGGTCTTCCTGGAAATACGACGTGGAATGGTCCGCGATGGGTTCTGGAGAATACTGGGACAATCAGTAATGAGAGGAGGCCTCCATGGCTATCGGAGATCAAGCTGCGGCCGCGGGTTATCCCCTTGTTCCGGATACGGGGGAAGAAGGCAAAGTAAAGTGGGGTGCTCGTGAGCTCAACCGAACTCGCGACTTCATCGCCCTGCTGAAGGCGCTGATTCCGATCAGCAAGGCGAGCTTCCGAACGCAATCCGGCATCTCTTCCGGAACCGCCGAACCCACAGGCGGTACGGACGGGGATATCTACTTCAAGATCTTGCCATGACCGATTACACAGTCGGCATCGGTGGATCGTCGACAATGATGATCCGAGACACTGGTGGCTGGGTCGAGTTCTGGTTCGTCACAGGTGCTCAAACGTGGAATAACGATCAGCAATGGTCTTACACCGCAAATGGCGCGTATTCGGGATTGCTTAAGTACAGATTGCTCCGGGGAGGATTTTGGCAGAAGTTCGGTGCCGTATATGTCGGGTATGACCAAGATGTTAGCTTCACGATCATCGGAGCAGGTCTTGGCTATCCGACACACACGTTCACGCAACATATTCAACGAACGACGGTACCCCAGCCACCCACAATTCTCTCTATCGAACCGAACTCCACCACAGAGTTCCATGTCGTCTTCCAAGGGAACAATGACGGCGGATCGCCAGTCCTCGAATGGCAAATCGGATACGGATCATCGTCAAATGGGCCGCAGTTTACTGTGGGCTCAAGTGGAACTTCTGACGTTGGAGGATTCACTGCCGGTCAGCGAGTCTATTTCTGGGCTCGCGCAAGGAACGCCCTCGGATGGAGTGGTTGGTCTGTCCGAGGGGAAGGCACGACGTGGCGAGTCCCCGATCCACCAAGCATCGTCTACACAAGTCAAGTAAAGCAAACGTCGGTAAGAACGCAATTCTACGGTAGTTTTGACGGTGGGACGGCGTTCATCGATCACCAGCTTGGATACGGCACAGATCCGGATGATCCAACTGATTTCCTGAACAATCTTAGTGGCATTCACACACTCACAGATCTGGACCCAGGAGCTACGTATTATTTCTGGGCCAGGAGTGAAAATGCGGTTGGATGGAGCCCGTGGTCGGCAAGGTCCAAAGTAAACTTGCTGTCCGGAGTACGGGTCCTTGTGGGTACTGAATGGAAACGCGCAGTGCCATATGTAAACGTTGGTGGTGTGTGGAAGGTGGCAAAACCATGGGTGAAAAACGCGGGCGTGTGGAAGCAGACTTCCGCATGAGAATGAAGCGTAGATATTGGGGACTTCGGCCTTGGAAAAGGCATAGCACGATACTCATGGTGGTTGGAATTCTTTACGTGCTCATCGGATTCTTATACATTGCTTCAGAGCCGTCTAAAGGTAGAGAAAGGGCTCTTGCGGTGGTTCTGCAAATCGCTCCGATAGAAGTATGGGGTGGTTTGTTTATGGCCGCAGGAGCTTTGGCGATGGTGTCCTCTCGATGGCCTCCTTTGACGGAGACATGGGGGTACATGGTGCTGACTGGGTTGTCTGCGGGGTGGGCAGCCACATATTTGTTGGGAATCCTCTTCTTCGAGGCTCCTGTCATAAACAGCACACAAGTACTCGTTTGGGGCATCCTTGCATTTATGTGGTGGGCTATCTCTGGCCTGCTAAACCCCGATAAAACGGCGGTGACAAACAATGGACGGCTCTGATTGGGCCATTGTAATCGTGGCTCTGATTAGCGTCATCTCAGCATATTTATCAGGTAAGGCGGCTCGAAATGCTGCCAAATACAACAGTGACGCGTCCATGGCCAGTGCGAAAATACAAGCGGAAACCGAAGCGTACAATCGGGCACGAAAAATGGACATTGAGACTATCAAGCGTCAGGACGAAGAAATCGAAGAGCTCCGGAAGAATGGCCGAGAACTTCGAGAAAAAGTAAGAGGACTATTGGCAGAAAACGAAGCTCTAAAACGAAGGGTTTCCGTTCTCGAACAGATGCAAGGAGAAAGTCATGGACAGTAGACTCTACGACGCACTGAAATATGTCGCTCTCGTGGTGCTTCCGGGACTCGCGACGCTCTACTTCGGCCTTGGGCAACTCTGGAACTTCCCTGCGATCGAGCAGGTAGTAGGTTCCGTAACTGTCGTGGACACGTTCCTGGGCCTCATACTCAACAAGAGCTCGAACAACTACGTGAACAGTCCCAGGAATTTGGTCGGCGCGAAACCCATGGGCAAGCTCGTGGTGAAGCAGGACGTGGATGGAACCGCCAACGGCATGCGATTCGAGGCTTACGAGGATCCATTCATTCTCCCGGATCAGCAACAGGTCGTCTTCGACGTTCGTCGCGAGCAGCAAGTGTAACTCGCAAGATAAACATGGCTTATGATGAGACCCTATGAAAGGTTTAAGCCATGTTCAAACGACAAGAAGACGAAGTTGAGAAGGAACTCGACGAGCAGATCACTAACTCGTTCGAGATAATGGATGAACTGGACACGAAAGACGAGGTCGAGACAGAACTCGACAAGCAAATCATGCAGTTGTTCGGGTTGATGGAGAACCTGACTGCGTATGACGAAGAGTACGACAAAATGGCCAACGCGGTTGCCAAGCTGTATCAACTTCGGAGGAACCAAACCGAAGAGTACGGTAAGGCAGTCGCCGCAAGCGCCAAGCTCATCGAAATGCGCAAGAAAGACTCCGTCAGCCTGGAGACCTGGGTGACTGTCGGAACCCACCTCGCTGGAATGTTCATGATCCTGAATCACGAACGAGCACACGTGATCGCCACGAAGACCTTCGGGCTTCTGAGGAAGATCATCTGACCAAGCTAAACACCAAAAAGCCTCGAGCCATACGGCATGTAGATCCCTACGTGTCGTATGGTTTTCGAGCAATAAACACGTGGTTTAAATTTTGGTCGCAGGATTTACAAGGCCTATAATGAGACCCCTATGAAAGGAACTACCATGTTCAACAAGAAAGATGTCGCCATCATTGCCGGCCCCGTCGTCGGTGCCCTCGCCTATTCTGCAGTCATCATCACAACCGTGCTGATTGTGGACAAGGTGAAGGAGCGCCGTGCGAAGAAAGCCGTCGACAAGAAGGACATCATCACCGAACTAATGGAAGACGCCCAGAAGGAAAACTGACTCACAAACCTCGAGCCCCCCACAAGGGCTTTAGGTTTCGCAAAATTTACATGGCTTATAGTGAGACCCCTACTTAAGGATAAGCCATGTTCAAAAACCGCTCTATGCAGGTGAAGTTCGTGAAGGACGCCGAGAACGGTGTCGACGCACCCGAGACCATTTCTGTGGATCCCGAGCAGATCGCTAAGATCGCTACGGAATACACAGTGAAAGCTATCGGCGCTGTCGGCGCTGTGATCGCTGCGAACAAAGCACTGAACACCATCTGTGAGATCGCTGTTATTGCAGCCAAAGCAAAGTTCAAGTAGATAACCTACCCCGCAAGGGGTTTAGGTTTCGCCGATCTGTGGGGGGTTCGATGGACGTAGAGTTCATAGCTTTCATCATTGCGGTGATCGTATTATCAGCAATATTCGCGACCGTTGTTCTACTAGTTGTGTGAATCGCAGGAATTACAGGCCATATAATGGAGAGAAGAGACCGCAAGGTTCCGAGACACGAATGTGTAGGTTAGACCCCTACCCGGAGTGGCAGCAATGAGATAGCTGCTTAACGGTTAGCTTTCGTTGGGCTAACACCTCTTCTTATTTTTGACAAAAACTATGAAGGAGAAAGAAATGGCGCACAATGCTACTCGCCGCAACACCCCGCTCATCGTTGGGGTGCTCATTGCCCTGGTGATGGTGTTCGGGGCCATCGCCCTGGTATCGACTATGATCTCGTCAAACAACTCGTCCGACACCGCCCCCAACGTCGAAGGTACTCATGCAACTAGCGTGGCGCTCCCGATGATCGAGCTCGACGGCGAGTGGACTGCCGAGGTCAACGATTTGCGCTTCGATGCAACCGTGCGGGACGATTCAATCGCGATTCGGTTGGTGAACGGACCGACATCGATGTTGTACTGGAACGGCACTTTCAAGACTCAAGGATCGAATGGTGACACGATTGTCTCCGACAAGGTAGAGACGGACGGAATAATCATGTCGCAAGCCGATTCCAAGGAGTTCGTTGTCGGTTTCAACACACTCTCATTCGAGTTCAAGGCTATGGGGGTCACCACTAACGTGGTGTTGAATAATGCCTGAGAACGATGTCCTCCGTTTCGTAATTGTTTTGATTGTCTTGATGTTCCTCATGGCTCTAGCCGTCAAGACGTTGGAATTTCTGGCGGAAAGAAGTAGACAAAAAGGCCGGATCGCGGAAATGAAACTTGAGATAGATTTGGCTGAGAAAGAAGGCCGATTCGCTGATTATCCGAAAAAGGAGGATACAGATGACGTGGAAGACGGTTCTTCAGGCAACTGAGAAGTTTGTCACCGACAATTCCCCCGGGATCTTGACCGGTCTCGGAGTGGCGGGCGCAATCACAACGGCGATCCTGACCGGTCGATCCGCCTATCGAGTCGGCATGGACGCCGGCACTCAGTATCACGAAGCACTCGAGGAAGGCGAGCCTCTCCCCGCTCACCTACTCGAACCGAAGCATCTGATCAAGACATATTGGAACGAATTCGTTCCTCCGATCATCGCTGGTTCGGCGACCATCACCTGCATCGTGGCGGCGAATCACATCGGATCGCGCAGAGCAGCGGCTATCGCGGCTGCTTTCAAATTGTCCGAGCAACTCTCTGGGGAATACAAGGACAGGGTCGTCAAGACTCTCGGCCTTAAGAACGAAGAGAAAATGCGGACTGAGCTCGCCGCGGACAAGATGGCTCGAACTCCCGGTAGTGAAGTCGTCATCATCTCCGGGTCGGAAGTAGTGTTCTTCGACGAATGGTCGGGTCGTTACTTCAAGAACGAGATGGAGACGATCCGTAAGGCCGTCAACGAGATCAACTACAAGATCAACAACTTCTACTGTGCCTCGCTTTCCGATTTCTACGAGATGATCGGTCTCCCCAAGACGCAGATCTCCGACGAATTCGGCTGGAACAGCGACGAACTGCTCGACGTCGAATACGGTACAACGGTTCTTCAGGACGGAAGGCCGGCCATTTCCATCAGCTACAACAAGGTGCCGATCCGCGGTTACGATCGCTGCCAGTAAGGAAACCGATGTTCAAGAAGACCATCACCTTCGAGGACTTCGAAGGTGAGCAGCAATCGCAAGACTTCTATTTCCACATTTCCAAGGCCGAGTTCATGGAACTGGCTTTCAGTGGCGATGACATGAAGAAGCGCATCGAGCGCATCATCGCTGCTCAGGACGGAAAAGCGATCCTCAACGAGCTTCGTGATTTCATCAAGTTGTCAGTTGGCATGCGATCGGAAGACGGCACGCGTTTCCTCAAGACTCCAGAAGCGCAAAGCTATTTGCTGGATTCACCGGCCTACGACGAGTTGCTGATGGAACTGGCCACCGATGCGAAAGCGTCGGCCGCTTTCATCAATCAACTCGTCCCCGAGAAGATGCAGAAGGAGATGAAGGAGCAGCTGGCGAAGCAGACCGGAAACTCGAAGGCACCGGACCCCTTCGCCGAGAAGAAGGACGAGCGTCCGGCTTGGGAGCGAGAGCATCGTCACCCAACGGACGCTGAACTCCAGGCCATGGATAAGGCGGAGCTCGCGAGGGCATTCAAGGCCAAGCTCGGTCGACCGGAGTAATAGGTAGGGGATTGGCGAGGGCTTTGCTGTGCGAGCGGCTACCCGCACGGTAGGGGTCTCATCCCTATTCCAGACGCCAATCTTAAACGACCGCTGACGACTAAAAGGCGCCCGCCCCCTCGCAAAATTTACATGGCTTATAGTGAGACCCCATGAAAGGACAACAAATGAAGTTTGACAAGCTTGCTGTTGCCAAGAAGACCGTATCAACGATCGTTGGGTTCGGTATCACGAAGATCGTCAAAGGAATCATCGAGAACAACGTAGACACTACCACAATCCCCTCCCAGGTGACTGTGACAGCTGCCAGCGCTGCTATCGGCTATTCCCTGAGCGAAATCACTTCGAACTACACGGACCGCAAGATCGATGAGATGGTCGTCTTGTACGACAAGCACATCAAGAATCGTAAGACCTCCGACAAGTGACAATCAAACCGACAACCCCACAAGGGGTTTAGGTTTTCTCATTTCCACGAATAGAGGGTCATGACAACCGAATTCCCAGGAAATTCCAAAAGCAAGCCCAACCCTCAACCTCAGGGAAGTGAGCCGAAGAAAGTCGAGTCGGTGGTCACCGGAGAGGTGCAGGCACGAAAGCGAGGGCTCTTCAAGCGCTTCAAAGATGTCTTCATCGGCGGAGACTCACGAAGCGTAGTTCAGTACGTCGTGATGGACGTGCTTGTGCCGCAAGCCAAGGACATGATAACTGAGGCGGCTAGTCAGGGTTTCGAAAGGCTGATTTATGGAGAACATCGCCCGCGAAACAGGTTCGGCGGTGGCGCACGCACTCCAGGACCTACCAATTACACCAGATACTCCGTTCGCGGTAACAATCCAATTGGGCGATCTGGAGTTGAAGATCGACGTCCAACCGCACAAGCACGTAGTCACACGATCGATGACATACTCTTGGCGACTCGGGTAGAAGCTGAGACTGTCCTGGATCGAATGTACGATCTGCTCCGCGAATACGAGGTCGCTAGTGTTGCGGATCTCCACAGTCTTGTCGGCTGGTCATCATCCTACGTCGATCAGAAATGGGGCTGGGTTGAGCTTAATGGAGCTAATGTTCAAAGGACTCGGGAAGGCTATATCCTTAACCTCCCGAAGCCGCAATCCATCGAGTAAGACAAGGATGCCGGATTGGTTTCATTCCTACTCCAACAACTATGTTGGCTGGGAGATTTTTAGTTGGAGGCAATTCTTCATAACCATTGGCGCGGGAAATCTAGAAATCCAAGTCAACAAGTACGCCAAGCGAAACGATAAGGAAGATTCATGAAATTCATTCCCAAGGCGGTCTCGGTCAAGTTCGGCCGTCAGCTGCTGCACTTGCAGAAGACCTCCCCTCAGGTCATGTTCGTCGGCGGTGTGGCCGCCGGTCTCGGTGCGACTGTTCTGGCCTGCCGGAGCACGCTGAAGCTCAGCGATGTTCTGCTGGAGGCCGAGGAGCTTAAGTTCAAGGCCGAGCAGCTTCATTCGGCTGGTGCTCAGAGCGACCACGCTGTCGAGTACACCGACAAGCAGTACGCCAAGGACCTGACCGTCATCAAGGTCAAGACCGTTCTGAACGTCACCAAGCTGTACGCGCCAGCGGCTGGTCTGGCGATGATCTCGGTGGCTCTGCTGACCGGCTCTCACATCACCCTGAACCGTAGGAACGCGTCGTTGTCTGCGGCCTACGCGGCGACCGACCAGGCGTTCAACCAGTACCGCGACCGTGTTCGTGAGCAGCTCGGCGAGGAAGCCGACCGCGATCTCCGCTACGGCACTCGCGAAGACAAGGAGACCGTCGAGGGCGACGATGGCAAGAAGAAGGTCGTCAAGGTTACTCGGGTCGGCGACGATCAGCCTTCGCAGTACGCGCGGTTCTTCGACGAGCTCTGCCCGGACTTCAAGCGCAACCCCGAGTACAACATGATCTTCCTGAAGGCGCAGCAGAACTACGCGAACGACATGCTGCAGGCTCGCGGTCACGTGTTCCTGAACGAAGTCTACGATGCGCTGGGTCTTCCGCGTTCCGGCGCCGGCGCGGCTGTCGGCTGGGTTCACGGCAAGGGTGGCGACGACTATGTCGATTTCGGGATCTTCGACGACAAGATCAACGATCGAGTTCGGGACTTCGTCAACGGTCGCGAAGACGCCATCCTCCTCGACTTCAACGTCGACGGGGTCATCTGGAACCAGATCTGAAGGGGACTGTGATGAATCGGTCTTCTTTGACGCTGCTAGGCGTCTCCATCTCAAGCATGCTGATCGGCGCAGGCACCGGTTACATCGTCGCCGAGAAGAGGCTCGCGGCCAGATTCGACGAGCGTCTGAAGACAGAGACGGAGGAGATGCGGGAGTTCTATACGATCCACGAGAAGAAGTACCCGACTCCTCAGGATGCCGCAGCTGATCTGATCGGCGCCACTCTTCTCACCGTAGAGGAGAAGGAAACGCAGCGCGTCGAGTACCACAAGATCGCCAAGAAGTACGACTCGGAAGACGACCCCGAGGAGGAGCTGGCGATCGAGGCTGAGATCGGGGGTGAACCGCTTGTCAGGAATGTCTTCGAACGTAAGACTGACAGGGAAAATCCATACATCGTTTCGCAAGAAGATTTCATGCAGAACAATCTCGGCTACGAGCAGGGGCAGTTGACCTACTACGAGAAGGACAAGGTTCTCACCGACGAACGCGAGGATGTCATCGAGGATGTCGACGCCACTGTTGGTGAGAACAACATCCAGTTCGGCATCGGCTCGAGTGACGTCAATGTTGTGCACATCAGGAACGAGAAGCTTCGGATGGATTTCGAGCTCGTTCGTTCCGAGGGATCATATGCCCAAGAGGTACTCGGTCTCGATGAGGTTCCCGAGCAGAAGCCTCGACTGAGTGCTCGTCAACGGCGTGATATGTGATGCCAGACGGGACTCTTGACGACCAATATTTGACCTGGTTGTACGGTCAAGTTGCGGAAGTCAAGACCCGGAAAAGCTCCAGGACATATTGGGATCTACTCAGACAACTCTTTTGTACCGAGTTTGTCTGGTTTATTCCCAACGACGACAACAGAGCAGAGGATGGTCGGGAACTGCGCTGTGAGTGGATGCGCGAAAGGGAAATCAGTTTAGATCCCGACTGGTTCACACTCAGTTGTTCGTTTCTCGAAATGTTGATAGGGCTGTCAAGAAGGCTAGCTTTCGAAACCGAAGGCGATGTTACCTACTGGTTTTGGCACCTTGTCAACAACCTGGGGCTTCTGGGTTTCAACGATCGAAGTAATTTCTCACCGCACGAAGTAGAGAACAGAACATCCGCGGTCATATGGAGAACGTACGACGGAGATGGGAACGGAGGATTGTTCCCTCTCCGTTTTACCGATCGCGATCAGCGAAAAGTTGAAATCTGGTATCAACTCAGTGAATACCTACTTCAGGATGCTTCTTAAGGGGGTTTCGTGGACTTCTACACCATGCAAGTAGACGAGAAAAAAGACGGCGGTCTTACGCTAACCCCCAACTTTGTGGTAGGTAGATCGAAAGATCTAATGGTACGAGGACGTTCGTTCTATGCCATCTGGGATGACGAGGCTGGGATGTGGTCGACCGACGAGTATGATGTCGGTCGGCTAATGGATGCGGAAATGCGGGCATACGCGAAAGAGAAGTATGCGGGTAAAACCGTAATCATCAAATCCATGACGAATTACAACAACAAGTCGTGGATCAACTATCGAATGTTCCTCGCCAACATCAGTGACAGCTTTCATCAGCTGGACGAGACTTTGACATTCGCTAATCAGGAGGTGAAACGCTCCGATTATGTAAGTCGTCGACTGCCATATTCTCTTGAGGAGGGAGATCATTCTTCTTGGGACGAATTGGTAGGGACGCTCTATTCGGTTGAGGAAAGGGCTAAAATCGAATGGGCAATTGGTTCGATCATATCCGGAGATTCCAAGAAGATCCAGAAATTCTTCGTATTCTACGGACATCCTGGGACTGGCAAGAGTACCATCATGTCGATCGTAGAGAAGCTCTTCGAAGGATACACAGCGACCTTCGAGGCGAAGGCTCTTGGCTCGAGCAACAGCGCCTTCGCGACAGAAGCCTTCAAGAGCAACCCCCTTGTTGCGATCCAGCACGATGGGGATCTGAGCAGGATAGACGACAACACCAAGCTCAATTCGATTGTCGCGCACGAAGACATCCGGATGAACGAGAAGTACAAGCCCAGCTACACGGGCCGGGTGAATGCTCTTCTATTCATGGGTACGAATCAACCTGTAAAGATCTCGGACGCCAAATCCGGTATAATCAGACGCCTGATCGACATCAATCCTACTGGCGTCCTGATTCCCCCAAACAAATACAACAGCCTAAACAGTCGGATTGATTTCGAGCTCGGTGCCATCGCGAAGCACTGTCTCGATACCTACCGGAGGATGGGTAGGAACTACTACAACGGTTATCAACCGACCGAGATGATGCTGCAGACAGACATCGTCTTCAACTTCATCGAGGCGTATTACGAAATCTTCAAATCGCAAGATGGCGCCACCCTAAAGCAAGCGTACGAATTGTACAAAGAGTACTGTGCCAACACCGGTATCGAGAAGCCGCTACCTCAGTACAAACTCCGCGAAGAACTGCGAAACTACTTTGAGGGTTTCAAGGATAAGGTGGAGGTCAATGGCGAGACGCTACGAAGTTATTACAGTGGTTTCAGCGCCAATAAATACAAGAAGCCGACAAAGAACGAGACGGTGTTCTCGTTGGTCATCGAGGACAAAGTATCTCTACTTGACGAGATACTCAGTACTCAGCTCGCTCAGGTCTCGAATAGCGCAGGAACGCCGTCGCTATCGTGGTCCAAGGTAACGACAACACTGAACGAAATTGATACTCATCTCGAACATTTCGTCATGGTTCCACAAAATTTGATAGTGATAGATTTTGATTTAAAGGGAGAAAACGGTGGGAAAGCACTCGCTCGAAATCTTGAAGCCGCTTCGAATTGGCCACCAACATATGCCGAACTATCCAAAAGTAGCGAAGGCGTTCATCTCCATTACTACTACGATGGCGATGTTTCTCAGCTCTCTCGAGTCTTCTCCGAGGGCATCGAGGTCAAGGTATTCACTGGGAAAGCTTCGCTCCGACGGAGACTCACCAAGTGCAATGCCGTTCCTATTGCCACCATCAACAGTGGCCTACCTCTCAGGGAGAAGACAAACGTGCTCTCGGAACACACGATCAAGAGCGAAAAAGGCCTTCGTGATCTCATCGCACGAAATTTCAAAAAGGAGATTCATCCGGGAACGAAGCCTTCAATTGACTTTATCGCAAAAATTCTACAAGACGCGTATGCTTCCGGCCTTGCCTACGACGTCTCCGATCTGCGGCCCAAGGTTATCGCCTTTGCCAACAACAGCACGAACCAGGCACTCGCCTGCCTCAAGGTCGTCCAACGGATGCGTTTCTCGAGTGAGGCCGTACCTGGATCCATTCCGGAACCCCGCGCAAGTATGGACGACGAACAACCCCTGGTTTTCTTCGACACCGAAGTTTTCCCCAATCTCTTCGTCGTCTGCTGGAAGTATCAGGGATCGGACACCATCGTTCGTATGATCAACCCCTCCGCCCAGGATGTGGAGGCTTTGTTCAAACTGAAATTGGTGGGCTTCTACAACCGCAGGTTCGACAACCACATTCTCTATGGTCGATACATGGGCTACAACAATGCACAGTTGTTCGAACTCAGTCAGCGACTGATCAACAATAAAGTCGGTGCAACGTTCGCTGCGGCATATGCTCTGTCGTACACGGACATCTGGGATTTCTCGAGTAAGAAGCAGTCGCTCAAGAAGTTCGAGATCGAGCTCGACATCCCGCACATGGAGATGGATCACCCCTGGGATCAGGATGTCCCGGAAGAGCTCTGGCCCAAGGTCGTCGAGTACTGTTGCAACGATGTCATGGCAACAGAGGCCACGTTCGAGGACCGTGAGCAGGACTTCGTGGCGAGGCAGATTCTCGCTGAGCTCAGTGGTCTGACAGTCAACGATCCCACATCCAAGCACACTGCTCAGATCATTTTCGAGGGTGATCGCAATCCGCAATCGCATTTCGTTTATACGGATCTATCTGAGGAATTTCCCGGGTACGAGTACGACATGGGCAAGTCGACGTACATGGGCGAAGTGCTTGGTGAGGGTGGCTACGTCTACGCCGAGCCAGGAATATATAGCAATGTGGCATTGCTTGATGTGGCATCAATGCATCCTACGTCGCTTATCAAGCTGAACATGTTCGGTGACTACACGAAGAACTTCAAGGCTCTGATGGATGCTCGTCTCGCTATCAAGAGAGGAGATTACAAAGGTGCTCGTGAGATGTTGGACGGCAAGCTGGAACCTTATCTCAAGGATGAGGGTTCGGCGAAGGATTTGTCGTACGCTCTCAAGATTGTCATCAACATCGTTTACGGCCTTACGTCCGCCACGTTCGATAGTCCCTTCCGGGACAAGAGGAACAAGGACAATATTGCCGCGAAACGCGGTGCTCTGTTCATGGTGCAGCTCAAGAACCACATCCAGGAACTGGGGCACAAGGTAGTACACATCAAGACGGACTCGATCAAAATCGCTGACGCGAACGACGAAGTCATCGACTTGGTGTTTGATTTCGGCGAGAAGTTCGGATACACGTTCGAGCACGAATCGACCTACCAGAAGTTCTGTCTCGTCAATGATGCCGTCTACGTCGCCAAGACTAGCAACGGGAACGACATCGATTGGTATGCCGTCGGTGCCCAGTTCAAGGTGCCCTACGTCTTCAAGACTTTGTTCTCCGGTGATGTTATTCTGGAGAAGGATCTCGCGGAGACGAAGCAAGTGGCCAAGGGCTTCATGTATCTGAATTTCGAAAGCGGTCCGCATTTCGTGGGCAGGACTGGTCGATTCATTCCGGTGACAGAGTCGTCTGGCGTAGGCGGCAAACTGGTTCGGAAGTTCGAGGACAAGGAATACGCAGTTGCCGGAACGAAGGGATATTTCTGGGTCGAGTCTGACGCCGCCAAGGCTATGAACCAGAAGCTCGACATCGATCGTAGCTACTTCGATCGCTTGGTCGATGATGCCAAGAAGCAGATCGAGAAGTTCGGTTCGTTCGAGGAGTTCGTTGCTTGAGACCATGCGACGGCAAGAACTCCAACGTCTGTGTAGCTGAAGGATGTTATGGAGAAGCTTGTATGACAATGGGAGAAAAGAAGCGGGTCCGTCTGATGTTAGGGGATGGACCCGATCGTGTTGAACTCGGGGAAGCTGAAGTGGAAGAGCTTCCCGACGGTTCGTTCGAAGTCCACGTGACTATCACCGAGCCGGGAATGGCCAAAGAATTAGGCCTCGGCGCAAAATTCGCCGGAAACGTACCACATCTACCCTGGACAGAAAAAGGAGTTACCGTGACCAACCCGAACACCCAGGACCAGCAGGACGCACACGAGATTCACGACCTGGTGGGAGACATCAACATCCTCCAGGAGGAGACCGGGCAAGACACCACGATCACGAAGAAGGACTGATGGCGGCGCCCGGACAGGACCGTCAGAACACTCAGTCTCTCGCAGCTATCGCCAGTTCGACGAAGGAGATGGTCCGGGCTCTGACGGCCATCAACGACAATCTCGTCGCAGTCGGTAAGACTCTGAAGTCCTGGTTGGACACCGCTGTCGAGGTGGAGCCAGTCACCGAGCTCAAGGTCGTGCCGAAGAACGTGGACGAGGAGAATCCACAGAAACGGTGGCTGCCGTTGGTCGTCGATGACGAGAAGGTCGGTGAAGCATCTATCGAAATGCAGGGTGGTGACATCAAGATCACCGACGTTCGGGTCACGGACGACGAGACTCGGCGAAGGTTGTTCGATCCAACCAACAAGATCGAGCCCCTGCACATGACAGCGGCTGACGTCGACGAGATCTGGGGTCACAAGCCCACCATTCGCTCGGACGACGAGACTTCGTAGGAGGTATTGATGGCGGCTTTGAGTTGGAGCGTGCCGTTCTTTGTCGAAGACCGCATGATTGGCGCAGCTCATGTGGAACTCATGGACAATGGCGGTCTCCTGATTCAGGCGGGAAGCACGGAAGACCCAGAGATCCACGTCGAAGATCTCCCGCACATGTCGGGTTACTCTCTAATTCTACAATCGGCGAAAAACAGTACCCCGAAACATGATTGTTCTCCCAATTACTGTTGCTGTGGCCCGGACGACATGAAGCCGCCTCGCGCCGATCCGACGGTTTGGCCAGAAGGTAAGGAAGGTCTCGATGGCCCGAAACAGTAACAACAAGACCCTCGAGGATGTGACAATCGCCTTCCGGAACTTCGCCGGTAAGGAAGACGTCTACAACCGTGAGGGCGATCGCAACTTCGCGATCCTCCTGGATGAAGACCGTGCCGCGGAAATGGAGCGAGACGGTTGGAACGTCAAGTATCTGAAAGCCCGTGACGAAGACGAAGTTCGTCAGCCCTACATCCAGGTGGCGGTGAGCTTCAAGAAGAAGCCGCCAAAGATTGTTCTGGTCACCTCGAAGAACATGAGCTATCTCACTGAAGACTTGGTCGAGCAACTCGACTGGGTCGACATCGAGACAGCGGATGTCACGCTCTATCCATACGAGTGGGCCGTGGGCGACAAACACGGCGTCAAGGCTTATCTGCAAACGCTCTTCATGAAGATCGAGGAGGATTACCTCGAGGAGAAATGGAAGAGCATCATGGCCGAGACCAGACAGCTCGCCGCGGGTGAGGATCACATGGTGATCGAGGGCGAATACGAGGTGCACTGATGGCTTCTGAGACCAGAGTCCTGAGGCACGACAACGCTCAGGAGATCGCCGAATGGTGTGGTGGTCGTGTCGTTGCAGAGATTGATCCATTCAACGCCGATCAGACTTCTCCGGGTATCAATGTCCCGGTAGGAAACGGCGTTGATCGAGCCTCAATCGGCGACTTGATCATCGGTACTGACGATGGAAAGTTCGAAGTATTCAAAGCTTGACAAATTGAAAGGCGAACGAAATGGAAACACCGGACGACTTCGTGGCCGAGTTCTCGAAGGATTACGAGATCAATGGGAACAGCTTCACCATTGAGCTTGTGTATCAGGGTCTGAATAGCGAGATGGGCTTCCAGCCCCAACACGTCTGGATCTTCAGGTTGGTGTCGGACGGACTGGTCTTGACGGCCGGTCCTTTCCGTTGGAACATCAACGAGCGAGACCTCTCGAACGAGAACGTGGCAAATCATCTCGCCACTTTCTACGGCTACGGTGATTACGTAAGGCTGAAGAAAGAGGCACAGAAGAACGCCAAGTCCGACGAAGAAGCGTCTATTCTTCAGACCGGCACCTGGCGAGAGAAGATACAGTACCTCGTGTGGATGGAGTTCTACGAGAATCATCTACCCCGGGTTCCGCTGGAGAAGGTGGAAGTTCTCACGCTTGTAGTCGAACGTGACGACATCTTCGACTACGTAGCTACCGCTGTCGTAGGCGTCGACGGCGAATTCGAAAAGAATCTTTACAAGGTGACGTGGAAAATCGATCCATCATCTGTGCGAGTCGAGATCTACGACTGGGTCAGGGCTCACACGTTCACGATCTGAGCGAGGTACGAAAGATGTCCGATCTCATCTTCAAATTCAACGATTGGGTCAAGATAACTGCTGGTGCATGGGCGGGGCAAACAGGCTTCGTCAAGTGCGAGAGTGACGAAAAAGACATGGTACAGATAGAGGTCACCAGCGACTCCGAAACGTTGTGGTTCTACCGTAACAAGGTCGAGAAGTTCAGCCCCGAAATCTGATTCATCTACAAATCGCTACCCGAAAGAGGACACATGGAATTCAAGGAATACGTGCGCAAGACCTTCCCGGTCGTCGCGGTCGAGGTGACCCTGAAGAACATCGAGGAGGTCGCCGAGTGGTGCAAGGGCACCATCGAGGAAGTGCCCACGAAGATGATGGGCACCGAGACCTTGCTTCCAGTCATCAAAATCCAGGGCACGGGCGTGAACCGTGGACAGGAGTACATCGCATCCCTGGGCAGCTTCGTCGTCGAGCTCAAGGGCAGCTTCCGGTCCTACAAGCCCGCTCAGTTCTTCGGCGCTTTCGAGGAGAAGGTGAAGGACGACCGGGAAGCCAAGCAGCTGCTGGCCACCGCGACGGAGGCTCTCGCGGAAGAGGAGGAGTCCCTGCCCACCACAAACTCCGGCTACACCATGGTCCCGGGTGTTCCCACGTCATTTGAGAAGGTGGTTTAATGCACCCTGTTTTCCAGGTCGTCCGCGCAGCTAGCTTCGTTGTCCTCAGTGCCGTCTGGCAAGACCGACTCGCCGAGCTCGTAGCTACAAGAGTCATTCAGAAAAGTGGGATTCTGCAGGTAAGGAACGAAACGAAAGAAGGAATCATGGCAGGAATCAGCTCCGCGGATGTCGGTCTCTCACATCTCAACCCCATCCCCTGCGATTACCATCCCAAGGGCATCCACACCGAGGCCATTCAGGTCACTGCCGAGAACATCGGCAGGCTCTCCCTCGAGTTCGAGGAGGAGTTGTTCTACGGTGCTGACGGACGACCGTACTTCGTCTTCGACGCTCAGCGTGGCAAGGACGTATCGGCTGGTGAGGTTACACAGCTGTTCGTCCGGATAACCGACTGGATCGTTCCGCTTCGTGGTGAGATTCACATTTACCGCGAGCAGACATTCTGGACCACGTTCGATCTGCCGACTGCTGTTCCCGAAAACGACTTCGCCCCGGGGGGCAGGGCTCTGGAATCATTGACGGATTACGCCAAGAGGGACGCGGAACTGACCGCGGAGACGTTCGGCACGCAGAAGGGCATGTCACTCCCGCCCATCAAGTACGTCGGAGAGACCGAGACGTTCCCCAACACCGGTGTGTTCGACGAGGGTCAACACAGGGCTGAGTAGGCGTGTCGAAACGAAGAAACAAACGCTTCAATCCGAAGAAATCCAAACGAACATACGGCAAGAAGACAAGGACAAAGAACATGGGTAAGAAAGACGATGACGACGTCAGCGAAGACGGCTTCGATCCGGGTGAGGACACGGACGACGAGGCGGAAGAGTTCATTCTGGATGTGACTCGAGACGCAGACGGCGACTGATAGAACGATGGGAAGACGACAGTCTCTGGCCATGCCAACCCCCAGTTGATGTGGGAGTCGTCGAGCAGGTGAGGGGTTAGGCCTGCACTAATAGTGATTTAGTTGGAGAGACTTAAATTATGGCACCAGAACTACTTTGCGGAGTGTCTTTCGGTACATGTCCGGAACGTTTGCCGGGAAGCCCGCACGTATGCGACAAACCGGAAGGACACGGCGGTACTCACTGCTGTACTTTCTGTGGCGGATCAGGATAAAGCCCTCCCGATTGGTTTACCGAGTACTTCTTGATGTTGCGGGAGGCGCCGTAACAATAATCAAGGAGAGTCATACTCAAGGGCTGTAACACGCGGCCAGTCGGGATGTAGGGGAGGCGGGGGTTCCTTCGGGAGCTCCCGCCTTCTACTTGTCTTATGTTTATCTGAGGAGGATCTTGGTGGGGGATAGGTACCAGGTAAAGATCATAGACAAATCGGACGAATTAAACGGTTTTGTGGGTGACATAGTCGAAATTCGTAGTGGAGGTTGGATGTTAATCTACTTCGATGAGGTATGCGCCAGTAGGTCCTACCATCTGTATCAAATTAAGTATCTAGGAGGGCAGAACGAATGCGAATAGAAGACATTTGTCCGAACGGTCATGCCGCCAATAGCGGAGGCACATGCTCAACCTCAGGTTGTGTCTACAGTAGTACTGGGTATTGCTTGAGGAGATTCTGATGGCTGCTGACGAAACTTTCAGACCACTACCAGCAATCTTGTTTCAGTGCATGAACGAATATTGTGAGATCTATCTGTTCATCCCCGATAATTACAGTCCTTGCCCGGTATGTGTTACCCGAGGGATCTTGGTGGAGAATCTATCGTTTAATATTACTAAATGGAGTCCGGAATAATGCCTGAATACATTGAGCTCAAAGTCCCCATGCCGTATTACTTTTGCGACAACGAAGGATGCTATGTCTACATCTTTGATGGAGAGGACACTTGGGAGGGATGTCCCTTCTGCGGACACAAGGGTCGACGTGTTTGGGTCGACAAACCAATCGAGCGTGTTAAAGACAGAACTACGCCCGCATCAGAAGGAGGCGTTGGCGAAACTGAAGAGCGGATCGATCCTGTGGGGCGGTGTCGGTTCTGGCAAGTCGATGGTTGCGGCCGCTCACTATGTCCAGGCATATCCAAACCGGGACGTCTATGTGATAACGACAGCAAAGAAGCGGGACAGCCTGGACTGGAACCGAGAATTCGCACGGTTCGCGGTGGGGACTACGTCTGATGCTACGGTTGCCGGAGTCTTACGGGTCGATAGCTGGAATAATGTCCACAAATATAGCGAAGTTCGTGACGCCTTCTTCATCTTCGACGAGCAACGTCTTGTTGGTAGTGGTGGATGGGTCAAGGCATTTCTACATATTGCCAAACACAACACCTGGATCCTCCTTTCAGCTACCCCAGGAGATAGCTGGATGGATTACATCCCTTGTTTCATCGCAAATGGCTTCTACAAGAACCGCACGGAGTTTAAAGCGCGTCATGTCATTTATAAGTCATATACAAAATTCCCGGCGATCGATAGATACGTTGAGGTCGGTACGCTGGTACGACGACGGAACGAAATCCTCGTCGGAATGCCCTACGAAAGACACACAACGAGACACTTCGTAACTTTGCCAGTGCCTTATGACGAACAAATGATGAAGCTCGTAATGAAAAAACGATGGAATCCGTTCAAAGAAAAGCCAATTCGACATTCGGGTGAGCTGTATTCTTTGATGCGAAAGGTGGTAAACACTCATCCGCATCGGCTAATTGAACTCAGATTGGTCTTGCAAAAACACCCCCGGGTCATAGTTTTCTACAACTTTGACTACGAATTAGAGATCTTGAGGGGTCTCGAAAACGTACAAATCGCCGAATGGAACGGTCACAAGCACGAGGAAATTCCCGATTCTGAGCGTTGGGTTTACCTTGTGCAATACGCCGCCGGCGCTGAGGGCTGGGAATGTATTGAGACAAACGCGACATTCTGTTACTCGCAGAACCCTTCGTACAAACAGACCGAACAGGCTTACGGGCGAATGGACCGACTCAACACCGAATTTGCGAACCTGTTTTACTATCTTCCGATGAGCTCGGCATGGATCGATGTGGCTATGCGAAGAGCCTATCGAGAGAAACGAGACTTCAATATGTCTGATGTGTCCTTTTAATGTTAATTGTATGCATTCAGCTGCCAAGATTTCCAAAAATAATCTTGGCAAACAAAACATACTCTGACCTGCGATTATAACCTCTAGCGGACAAATCCAAGATTTTTGTGAAAAAAAAACTTTTTATTTTATAGTTAGTAGGTACTTTTCTATTACGCGCGTAGAGTATAAAGTACCTACTAACTACGAAAATATAAAAAAGTTTTTTCGAAAAATCTTGGAATTGTCAAATGCCTACAATATAGGGCAAAGTGTACAGATAAGACATAGGAGACAATATGGAGGTGTGGTTACCCCTTCAAGACTATCCTGGGTATTCGGTCAGTGATCTCGGTCGAGTACGCAACGACAAACGATCTAAGTTGTTGACGCCAATTCGCAATCAGTCGGAAGTTAGCTATATTTGTCTTATGCGAGAGGGTACACAAGTAAAACGTTCTTTGTCTAGACTGATCTGCGAAACGTTCGTACCGAACACAAATCAAATTGTGCCATTCACAACACCGATCCATCTCAATGGTAATTCGGTAGACTGCAAGGCAAGCAATCTTCTATGGCGTCCACGTTGGTTTGCCTTGAAGCATGGTCGACAGTTCAAATTGGATCTTCCGGAATATTATCCAGTCAGAGACAAACAAACTGACGAAGTGTTCGATAGTGTCTGGTCGTTCGTACTGACTTATGGTCTGTTGTACATGGATGTAGTTATGTCAGCCATCAACCTGACTCGCGTTTTCCCCATCATGCATAATGTCGAGTGGGCTAAATAAAAGTACCTACTACCTCGCAGTAAAAACGTGGATTATAATAGAAGGGGGGAGATCAAGCCGATTACAAATGGTAGAATTTAAGGAGGTGTCATGGCAAAGCGAGAAAACAAGTTCCAATCAGAACTTAGAGAAAAGCTTGAAGATCTCTTTCCGGGCTGTATCGTTCTGAAGAATGACGAGCAGCTTTGTCAAGGCATCTTCGATCTTACAGTTCTGTATGGTCCTTACTATGCGGCACTGGAAGTGAAACGAAATGCTGCTGAAGCGTCAGATCCCGAACCGAACCAAGAGCATTACTTATTCGAAGTCGCGAAGATGGGTGGGTTCTCAGCATTCATCTATCCTGAGAACGAAGTCGAGGTGTTAGATGCGCTTCAGAGAGCATTCCAATCTGGGCGGTAGTCATGCGTTCCTAAGTCCCAGTAACTATCACTGGGTGAATTACGATGATCAGAAGATGGAAGCCAGCATCTTTGCGTCGTTCGCAGCGAAGCGTGGAACCGATCTTCATGATCTAGCACAAAGAATGATCAAGCTCGGTGTGAAGCTGCCAAAGACGACCGAGACTTTGAACATGTATGTGAACGATGCTATCGGTTACCGAATGACTCCCGAACAGACGCTCTATTATTCTCCCAACTGCTATGGTCATGCGGATGCAATCGGTTTCAACAAGAACAAACTTCGGATTCATGATCTGAAGACAGGCATCAATCGATGCAAAGTAACACAGCTCGAAGTCTATGCGGCTTTGTTCTGTCTCGAATACGCCTTCAAGCCAGTCGAGATCGAGATAGAGTTGCGCATCTACCAGAATGACAGAATTGAAGTCTTCGACGGGGATCCCCTCGAAGTGACTAGAATCATGGATCAAATTGTCGTTTTCGATCGTCGCATCGATGAGCTGAGGATGGAGGCTTACGGATGACAATCGTTCCCGAGGAAGAGTACCTGGCTCACTACGGAATTCTTCGTAAGTCAGGTCGTTATCCTTGGGGCTCTGGTGGACCCGAGAGGGCGAGCAACAAGAGCTTCTTGGGTTATGTGGCCCAGCTGCAAAAAGATGGACTTACAGAAGCAGAGATAGCTGATGGAATGGGTATCAACACCACCCAGCTTCGCGCTGCAAAGTCCATTGCTCGAAACGCAGAACGTCAAGCGGACATTAACATGGCTACACGCCTCAAGGACAAAGGTATGTCCAATGTGGCGATAGCTGAAAGAATGGGTAAGCCCGAGTCTACGATTCGTGCTCTTCTCTCTCCAGGAATGAAGGAAAAATCTGAAATTCTGATGAGCACTTCAAACATGCTCAAAGATCAGGTTAAAGGTAAGAAGTACGTAGACATCGGATCTGGTGTCGAGAATCAACTTGGCATCAGTCAAACCAAGTTGTCAACTGCGGTAGCCGTGCTTCAAGAAGAAGGCTACAAAATTCATTATTTGAAGGTGACGCAACTAGGAACAGGAAAACAAACCACACTCAAAGTTCTGTCTGCCCCTGATGTTCCTTATTCGGAAGTCTCGAAGAACCGATACAACATCAAGCAAATACAATCTTTCTCAGAAGACGGTGGCCGTTCCTATCTCGGAATACAAACTCCACTGTCCGTGAATAGCAAGAGAGTGAAGGTTCGTTATGCTGAAGAGGGAGGCGCGGATTCGGATGGCGTTATCCATGTTCGACCTGGCGTTCCTGATGTCAGCCTTGGGAGTGCTCGCTATGCTCAGGTACGAATTGCTGTCGACGGCAGTCATTACCTTAAAGGCATGGCTATGTATAAGGATGATCTACCCGAGGGTGTTGATCTCGTCTTCAACACGAACAAGAAGAACACGGGTAACAAGCTAGATGCAATGAAGGCAATGAAAGACGATCCCGAGAATCCCTTTGGGGCTGTCGTTCGACAGAAGATCGATCCCAAGACTGGCAAAGTAAAGTCTGCCATGAACATCGTCAATGAAGAAGGCGATTGGGATCGATGGTCGAAGAATCTATCTTCTCAAATGTTGTCGAAGCAGAGTCCGACTCTTGCCAAACAACAACTAGACATGACATACGAAAGGAAGCAACGTGAGCTCGATGACATCAGCAAGCTCACAAACCCGGCCGTTCGTAAGAAGTTGCTTGAGTCTTATGCTGATGATGTGGACTCCGCGGCTGTACATCTTAAAGCAGCGGCTCTTCCCCGTCAAAGATCGAATGTAATTCTGCCAATCAATACTCTTTCCGAGAAAGAAATCTATGCACCTAACTTTCGAGATGGGGAAACGGTAGCTCTCATTAGGTACCCACATGGCGGTATCTTTGAGATCCCGGAATTGACAGTTAATAACCGGCACCCTGAAGCTAAGCGTTCTATTGGGCGTGCTTTGGATGCAGTAGGTATCAATTCAAAGGTGGCAGAAAGACTGTCTGGGGCAGACTTCGATGGCGACACTGTGCTTGTTATACCCAATAACAAGAGACAAATCAAAACGTCTCCTGCTCTAGATGGTTTGAAAGGGTTCGATCCGCAACGTTCATACCCAGCATATGAGGGCATGAAGGTTATGTCGGCTAGAACCAAAGCAATTGAGATGGGCCAAGTATCTAACCTAATCACAGACATGACCATTCGTGGAGCAACAACACAAGAACTTGCTCGAGCAGTTCGCCATTCCATGGTGGTCATCGATGCTGAGAAACATAAGCTGAACTATCGACAATCAGCTCTTGACAATGGCATACCTCAACTCAAAGCCAAGTATCAAGGCGGCTCACGAGCAGGTGCCTCAACTCTGATCTCACGTGCTACCTCAGCTGTGCGTGTTGCTGAAAGAAAGCCCCGCCCTGCAGCAGAAGGTGGCGGTGTAGACAAGGAGACAGGACAGAAGAGGTTCGTACCTACAGGTGAGACATATGTCAATCGTCAGGGTAAGTTAGTAACTAAGACGTTCGAATCAAGGAAGCTGGCAGAGACAGGCAACGCACACACCCTGTCCTCAGGCACGCCTATAGAGAAGGTGTATGCAGACCACTCCAACAGACTGAAGGATCTAGCTAACAGGGCACGTAAGGTGGCAGTCAACACAAGGACCACACCATACAGCCCTTCTGCAAAGATCGCCTACGCGAATGAAGTTTCAACCCTCCGGTCTAAACTAAACATAGCCCAACGAAACCGTCCTCTTGAACGACACGCCCAGCTTCTAGCAAACGCCATAGTCCAGGCAAAGAAGGATGCTAATCCAAACATGGACAATGCTGACTTGAAGAAGATTCAAGGTTTAGCATTAGCAGAAGCACGTGCTCGAACAGGCGCCGGCAAACAGCGAATTGACATCTCCCCCCGTGAATGGGCAGCCATCCAGGCAGGAGCCATCAGCAACAACACATTGTCACAGATCTTAAGTAATGCAGATCTAGATAGAGTAAAGGAACTGGCTACACCAAGGGTTACAGTACTAATGAGTAATGCTAAGACTGCACGTGCACAATCAATGATCGCAGCAGGCTACACTCAGGCTGAGATAGCTGATGCTCTTGGTGTGTCCCTCACTACCCTCAAGACTACTATAGAGAAGGGAGGCTCGTGATGCTGCACATGCTCACAACAATGGACAACCCATACGATCCGTTCACTCAGTTCGATGAATGGTTACAGTTCGATCAACGTTCAGGTTACTACACGACCGAGTACCTAGCCCGCCTCACCCTCACCTCACCTGATCTATCTGATACTGATCAAGACAAT